TCCGTTCACCCGTTGAATTGGATTTAAATCTGCCGGTTATTCTTGTGCTGACACGCAGAGGTCAATCTACGGCTTGCCATGATTCGGTACCGAACGCTTGCGCGGCTTGGCTTTGGATGCCACACCCTTGATGAGTTTGGCAGCGGCGCGTACGTCTCGCGTGGCGGCCACGACGGAGCCGGCGCCGGGTACACCGGCGCGGGCTGCAGTCTTGACGATCGGGCTGACACGGTTGCTCACCTCGCGGATGACCTTTTCGGCCATGCGGAAGTACTTTCCGGCGTCGTTGTAGGAGACAGGAACGCCAGGGGCCATCTCACGTATGACATGAGAATACAGCTCCATGGCGCGGGGGTCGTACTGCGCGGACGGGTTGGCGAGGGCCAGCATGGTGAGGTCGAAAGCAGCAGGCAACCTCTCCAAGATCACGCGCCATGTGATCTGAAGGGTCGTCTGTGGCGACAAACCTGTGTAGTAGGCGCCGTTCGTGTTAATCTCACTGATGTGGCTGGAGCAGCCGGCCACCTCGTGGGGCGGTTGGGCGGTGCCGGGACTGGCGATCTGGCGGCCAGTTTTGTGCGAAGTAATGGAAGTGTCGTTGTCGTCCATCGAGTTCTGAGCGAACACGAAATCGCGCTTGCTGACTCCCGTGTAAGGGGACAAGTCACGGAACTTGGCGACATTATAGTTACCTTCGGCGGCGGCCCAGGTGCGCGCACCAGGGGTCTGCTTGGCCTCGGCGAGTGTGGTTGGAGGCTTACGGAACGCACGAGACGTACCGATGCGGAATTCCTTCTGCTCGCGGTCTTCGTGGTTGACGTCCGTGAGGTTGCTTCCGTTGCCGGTCTCGTATACGGTGACCGCGCCTTGACGGTAGAGCTCGGCGGTCGTGTTAACGACTTCAAAGCCCATGCCAATGACACGGTAGTTAACAAGATCGGTGGCCGACCCGCTCGAGAGGTAGTCGTCGAGGTGGAGGCCGGCATGGGCACCGTCGAGGTTGAACGTGCGTCTACCTGACTCGACGGCACTGAGCACTAGACCATCAAGGCGACGTTCAGTAGATTTCTCATACATGAAGTTGCCGGGAGCGTTGGTCGGATCACCGCGGGGGTAATACGTGCCAATGTCGGTGTAGTACCTGCTGTTGGTCGGCTCGGAGAAGTCGACGGGGGACATGAAGATGTTCACGTCCCACGGCTCGGTGGTTCCCTCGGGTGCGGAGTAGGACAGACTCTGTTGGGTACGCACGATGACACTCGGTTCAGTTTCGAGATCAGGAAGGCCTTTAAGGCCTGTAATCTCGTAGTCATGAAAAGGATCAAGTGAGGCGCGCACCCAGTCTGCTCCTGCTGGGGTAATGACATCGCTTTGTTCGAGCTTGTGGAGGGGACGGTCTCCCATAGTTTCACGTCAACAGATACGTGCGTGTTTATGTCGGTTGATTAAAATTGCCAAAGTTTTCGCGATGGCGTAGTGGTGGGTCCTTAACAAAGACTTATATGGCAGGATCTTGGCCTTACACCCTGGTCATACTCCACTACACTATCGCTTCCTTTGCCCCATGCGCATCCTACTTACGAGGCGGGATGAGCGACAGCATGAGAACTGCCGCTGGGGACGCTGCTGTGCCGGCTAATTGCCAGCGGTTGTCGGCCGCGATGTGTCGCGGCCTTGGTACGCGCCTACGTATTCGGCGCCGTACTCCTGTGGAGGGTCCTCGCAGCGGAAATCGCGCTCGAGTGCTTCGAATAATCCCTTAGCCACAGTGTCGTCGGGTTCGTCGGCGATGGCGTAGCACGCCATGCGGAACTGTTCCAGCGATTCTTCGTCGTAGTCGGTATCGCGCATCGAAAACGCATCAGCACCGATGGCGTCCATCAAGTGGCAATCGTTGAACGGCTGGGTGCCAGCTAAGTTCGCCTTGTACGCGTCCTCGCGGTCCGTAACGTCCAAGCGCATGGTCTGACCACTCTGGACATACGTGTAAAAACCGTAGTTGCCGTTGCGGTCTGACTCGTGCCACATGCGCGTCGT